TCGTCTGGAGTAACCTCAACGTTAAATGGATTACTTCTTGACGATGCAAATGGTACAGGAGGAAGTGGAACATCGATAACTCTAACTTCAACGACTGGTTTTCCAACATCGGGAGTGATTAAAGTAAATTCTGAATTTATTAGTTACACTGGTATATCAGGTAATGACTTAACAGGAATAACTAGAGCTGTGGCAGGGACAAGACAAGGTCATGCATCTGGAGCGACTTGCGAAGTATTTTTAGGATGGGGTAGTGCATCTATTTCTGGAGGTGTAACACTTGAATCAGCATCATGGTCATTAGATCACTTTGGATCAAAACTAATTGCAACAGTTAAAAATGGCAAAAGCTTTGAGTGGGATACAATAAGTAATTTTCCTGCAGCGTTAACAACGAGAGCTTCAATTATAAGTAATGCTCCAACGGCATCAGTAATGTCGATTGTTTCTGAAAGAGATAGACACTTAATTATATTAGGAACAGAAACAACTATTGGAAATACATCTACACAAGATAAAATGTTTATTAGATTTTCTGATCAGGAAGATATAACAGATTATACACCTACATCTATTAACACATCCGGGACTTTTAGAATTGATTCTGGGACAAAAATAGTAGGAGCTATTAGGGGTAAAGATTACATTTTTATTTTAACTGATACGTCAGCTTATGTAATGCAATTCGTTGGACCACCTTTTACTTTTTCTATTAGACAAGTTGGTTCTAACTGTGGGCTTATAGGACAGCATGCTCTTGCTTATGCAAATGGTGCCGTCTATTGGATGGGACAGGCAGGGGGCTTTTTCGTGTATGACGGGACAGTTAAGTCATTACCATGTTTAGTTGAAGATTTTGTTTTTACAAGTTCTGGAAATAACTTAGGAATAAGTTATGGCAATGGTGAACAAGTCTATGCTGGTATTAATCATTTATATGAAGAGATAAATTGGTTTTATCCTAAAAACGGTTCTACATTAATTGATCGTGTGGTCACTTACAATTACACAGAAAATACATGGACCACAGGCTCACTAGCTAGATCAACATACGCAGATGCAACACTATATGATAAACCTTATGCAACAGAATATTCATCAACAGGAGTACCAAATTTTCCTGTAATCCAAGGGGTGACTGCAGCCAATGGGGCCTCAACTTATTATGCTCATGAGGTAGGCAATAACGAAGTTGATTCTTCAGGAGCAAAAACAGCAATACCTGCATTTATACAATCAGGTGATTTTGACTTGTCACAAGGTGGTGATGGACAATTTTTTATGAGTATTAGAAGATTTATACCAGATTTTAAATTACTTACTGGTAATGCTCAGATAACTATAAATTTAAGAAAGTTCCCGGCTGACACTGCAACATCCTCGCCTCTCGGACCTTTTACAATATCAAGTTCTACAGAAAAAGTTGACACCAGAGCAAGATCAAGATTTGCTAGTATTAAAGTTGCAAATACCTCAACTGATCAAAGTTGGAGATATGGAACTTTTAGGGCAGATGTACAACCAGATGGAATGAGATAATGGCAAGAGTTGATATTGTAATACCTGAACCTACACCTACTTATACACAAGATAATCAAAGACAAGTTGCTCAATCTTTACAAACTTTAAAAGATAAGTTAAACACTTCTTATCAACAAGAATTAAAAAATGAACAAGACGCATTTAACTATTTTTTATCATGACAATTAGATATAAAAATCAAGGTTTTAAACAAGCAAGCACAGGAAAGACTACTGTATTTACCTGCCCCTCAAATGCAACAGTAATTATTAAAAGCGTTTATTGTTCAAACAGCGATGCTTCATCAGCTATTTTAGTAAATATGAATTTTGTTGATTCTTCTGATTCTAATACAGAGTATGAATTTTTTAGAGATGATTTGGCTGCTAAGTCACAAACTAATGCTACACCTCAAGGATTAAATTTAGAAGCAGGTGATGCAATTACAGTTCAAGCAGCCACAGGAGGCAACGTAATTCAAGGTGTAATAAGTTATGCACAAATAGACAGATCTCAGGAAAATGGTTAATGATTGTTATACCAAATTTTTTAAGTAAAAATACATGTGATTACTTAATATCTTTTTTTGAAAACAACAAATCTAAAACTAAAGTATTTAAAAAAAGACTTATAATTGATTTACAAAATCCAGAAATAAATGATCAAAAGATTACAGATATTGTAAATCTTTATAAAAAAATTCATCCTACAAAAAAATTAAAAAATATTGAATTAATTAGTTGGGATTTAGGAGAGTCTCATCCTTGGCATGATGACACCATCTATTATAATCAAACAACAATCACATATCTTAATGCTGACTATGGTGGGGGCAGAACTCAAATAAGAGAATATTGGGTTGAACCTGAAATAGGTAAAATGGTTTCATTTGATGCAGCTTTAAAACATCAAGTGACAGAACTTTTAAACGGCAAAAGATTTGTTATATTAGCGTGGTTTATAAATGGCTAAAAGAAAATTTAAAGATTTTGTACCAAGACCTAAACCTAGAAAAAGACCAAGAAGGCATAAAAAAAGACTTTCAAAATCCGAAAAAAGATCGTATAAGAAATATAATCGACAAGGGAGATAATATGAGTGATATACCAGAAATACCAGCAGAAGCTAAAGAAATTATAAAACACAAAAGAACAGGAAAAATTTATGCATCAAAAGAAGAATTTGATGCTGATGTTGCGGACCCTCAAACAGATACAACCCATGATGATTTTAGACAGGACTTAGAAATTAAAGTCACTAAAATACCTTTGGGTATTGAAACTAAAAAATAATGCAACCAAGAGGTGCTACTGAGCTACAGATGGAAATGCTTCAAAAGCATGTTTCAAAAGATGTCTTAGATAAAGTTCAAATATGTACTTCTATACCAGGTAAAGTTCCAATCGATCCTAATAAATTAAATATATTGTGGCAAAAAAATTCTTGGGATCAACCTAATTTACAAGAATTTTTTAGAAATAAAAAGAAACATAATGAGTATGATTGGTATGTTTTTAACAGTCATTGGAATTATGAAAAATTTAGATATTTTTTTGATATACCTACAGATAAATCAGTTGTGATTAAAAATGGAATAGATTTCTTTCCACAAAGAAAGGTCTATCAAAAAGGTGAACCAATTAAGTTAATTCATCATTGTACTCCATGGCGTGGTTTAAATGTTTTACTAAGAGCTATGCAAGAGATAACTGATATGAATGTTACACTTGATGTCTATTCATCTACACAAGTTTATGGAGATCAGTTTAAAAATCAAAATGATAAACAATTCGAACCATTATATGAACAAGCAAAAAATTTATCTAATGTAAATTATATTGGTTATAAGCCAAATGAATTCATTAAAGAATCAATGCCTAAATATGATATGTTTGTATATCCTAGTATCTTTGAAGAGACATGTTGTGTATCAGCTTTGGAGGCTTTAGCTTGTGGTATGCATGTTATTACAAACAACTTTGGTGCTTTGTATGAGACATGTGCAGAGTGGCCTGTATATGTAAACTATACAAAAAATTATGAAACAATGGCTATAGATACAGCTAATGCAATAAGAGTTGCATCAAGTTATTTACATGAAGAATTTATACAACAACATTTAAATGAACAACAAAAATTTTACAAAAGATTTTATAATTGGGAGAAGAAAGGTAGAGAATGGGAAAGTTTTCTAAAAGGTGCTTTAAATGAAAAATACCTACGTTAACAACGATACCTATCAAACACTTACAGATTTAAAAGTAGGACCTGAACCATTTGAAAAATCTATTACACCTTTATGGAAAGGTAGTCCACAAGATAAATTAAAATTAAAATTAGAAAAAGCTCCTTACTCTATTTTTGTAGCAACACCAGTTCACAGTGAGTGTTCAATTCATTACACTCAAGCATTATTAGAGTTTCAAAAACTTTGCTTTGAAAGAAATATAAGCACTACATTTCAACTAATGAAATCATCATTAGTAACTCAAGGAAGAAATTTATGTGTCTCAGGTTTTTTAGAATCTAATTATACACATATGCTTTTTATAGATTCTGATATTTATTTTCATGCTAAATCAATATTAAAAATGGTTGCTCAAAACAAAGATGTTATATCAATACCTTATCCTTTAAAGACACTTAGGTGGGATAAAGCATTTAAAAAAATGCAAAAAGGTAAAATAAAAACAGCTGATGATATCAGAAAAGCATTACATACTTATCCAATGAAAGTCGATAATGCTGATGACATTAAAGTGATAGATGGTGTAATAGAAGTTACCCATAGTCCTACAGGATGTATGCTTATTAAAAGAGATGTATTTAAAAAAATGATAAAACATTATCCTGAAAAACAAATAATACAAAAAACTGTTATAAATGGGGAATATGTTGAGAAACCAAATATGTGGAATTTCTTTGATACCACACACGATCCAGAAACAAAAACTTATTTAGGAGAAGATTTTTCTTTTTGTAAGCTATGGAAAGATATAGGTGGTAAATGTCATGCTTATATTATGGACCCAATAATACATGTTGGAGAACACTCTTATGAGGGTGTTTTTAAAGACGATCTTACAATACCCAAAGAGTTGATACCGACTAAGTAAAATGTTAATATATGCTATTATTAGGAAATTAGTATATGGACCCATTTACAATAGCTTTAGCCACATTTGGCGTACAAAAACTTAGAGGAAAATCTACAAAAAGAGCATTAAGAGATGCAGCAATTGTTGGGGGTGGTGCTTATGCACTTGGCCCTTCAGGTGCGGGAGTATTTCAAAATGTGGGAGGTGGGGCACCTTTTTCAACTTTAGGTTTTGGTCAATCAGCTGCTGCAGCACCTCAAGGAAATTTAGGAGCAAGTTTTTTAAACAAAGCAAACATGCCAGCAGGAACTCCTATTGGCACAGATAAATTTGGTAAGACTATTTTTTCAAGAGGTGGGGAATTATCTGGTTTAAATGTTGTGCCAAAAACTGCAGAGAAAAAAGGTTTAAGTGCTTTATTACAAAAAGCAAAAGATAAACCTGTAGAAAGTCTTTTAGTGGCATCTGCATTAACTCCGTTATTAGCAGGTGAAGAACAAATGCCAGAACCAGTATTTAGTGAAGAAGATTACAAACAAGCGTATAAAGAACAATCAGAAAAATTACAGGGAGCTTTTGAACCAGTCTCAAACGCTTTTCCAGCTAGGTCTGAAGTGTTTGGTTCAAATATGTTTTATGCAAATCAAGGTGGACTTGCAACCGCAATACCAAAATATAATCAAGGTGGAATAAATTATTTACCGTCTAAAATTGATCATAATGAAAATGATGTAAATAATTATGTAAGAGCTACAGGTTATGTAGAAGATGGTGCAGGTGCAGGAAATAAAGATGAAGATACAATGTTAGCTCAATTAGCTGATGGTGAGTTTGTATCTAGAGCAGATGCAGTATTAGGTGCAGGGATTTTATCAGGGGCTGATCCAAAAAGTTTTAAAGGTATGAGAAAAGCTGGTGCAGACTTTTTTTATGACCAACAAAAAAAATTTAAAAGAATTTACGATTTAGTCAATGATACCAAAAAAAATTAAATTAGAAAAACATGTTGATGTTTTAGAAATAACTCCATCTATAATGGATGATTATTGGTTGTTGGTAGAATTTATGTTAAGGGAGGGTCTTAAATATGATGGCAATCCTATGAGTATAGAACATTTAAAACTTTTAATTAGAGAAGGTCAATTACAATTATTTATGATGTTTGGTTCAGATGATGGTGAGACTATGAAAGTTTTTGGAACATCCT